GATTCCGGGTCAATGTAATCCGTGCGCACCCGCCATGCCCCATAACCGCCGTTACACACTTCCTTAAGCGTTTCAATTTGGGTTTTGGTGAAGTGGGAACAGTTGTAAATATTGCGGATCAATCCGTTTAAGGTTTCGGCAATTTCTTCCGTGGCTTCACTGGATGCCGCCCGCACTTTGGTGCCGATTTCATTATTGACGAATTCACCCACCACTTGATTGATAGCGTGTTGAATGCGGTTGATTTCAAATTTTGGCCGTTGCTTGTTGGTGCGGAATCGTTTGTCCCATTGTTCCCCTTCCACTTGACTGAATGCCACGTCATCACGGGCGGCCAGGCGTTCATCGTGGTCAAAGCGTTTTGCATCATCAAAGCGTTTTAAGGCTTCACTGATGATTTCATCCTGCAAATCGGTTTTGGATTTTCGTGGCATGTGAAAACGTCCCTGTTTTCGTTGCTTTCATTTGTCGTCCATTGCCGTTAATCCTAGTCGTTAAACCCCACCCCGGTGCAATTTCACCGCGTTTCGTTTCATTTTCTGCACTCAATGCGTGTTTATCGCAAATTCCTTTTTTCCAGACACAAAAAAACCCGGTGCCATAAAGCCGCCGGGGAAAAAAATGCGTGGATGCCTCACGCACGTTTTTTATTATCACCGCTGTGGAAACAATCTGTCGGGTGAAGGAGTGGCACCCGACACAAACAGTTTAGGCCATCACCAGCCGCCGGCAAATTTAATCGCCGCTTTTTTCGCCTTGCCCACCTTAATGGTGGCCAGCATGCCCATGGCCACCGCGTCCGCCATGCCGGGGGATGGGATGCCCAATTTTTTCATGTTGGGTTTGCTCATCAATTGAATTAATCCGTTGCCATTGGGCACACGCGGCACCCGGCATATTTCCGAACGCAGTTTTTTTAATTTGGCAATGTCCGGGTTGATGCAAATGATCTCGTCCGGGTCAATGTATTGGCCTTGTGATGCCAAATAGGCGTTGTAAAACCGATCCCGCAACAGCCAATAGGCTTGCGCCCGCTTGTTTTTAAACGTTTCCTTGTTGCTTCGGTTGGCCTGTTTCTGGTCCGGGTCTTTGCCTTGATACATCTTGTCCGGGTTTTTCGGGCTTTCACTGCCTTTGAACATTTCCACTTCGCATTGCTTGCCCTGCAATCCTTGCAATACTTGTCGCTTTAATGCCGCCCCCAGGCCATCCCCATCCCAACAGAAATTGTCCGCCTGGTCTTGTATGGCCAAATCCAGCGCCCAATCACACCCCTCATTGACGTCCAGGGTTTCCAGTTCATCCACCCGTTGCAACACACTGCCATGGCGGAACGCATAGCCTTTGGTGTCCCCACCCATGTCGGCCGGGTCATGGCTGGCCACACGGGCACCCCGTGGTTTTAATCCCAGTTTTTCGTGGAGTCCAACCGCCGCGTCAAACCATTCCGGTTCAATGATGGCATCTTCCACGGAATCCATGAAATGGCCTTCCCATATCCAATCATATTTGGCACGGGAAAGGTGGGCATAATCCCAGGCACGCAACAATTCCTGTTCCGCGTTCCACCAGGGATTATCACGCCAGTTCACCACAACGATGTAATGCAATTCATCTTCATAAAATCCCTGATTTTCCAAAGCGTCCAGATAGGGCACCAGGAAGCGTTGGGAAAAGGGATCATTGCTGGATTGCGGGTTGGCGGTGAACCAGCATTGGGCGCCGGGGTTGCGCAAAATGGTGGGCAACAGTTTGTCCAGACTGGCCTGGCTGGCCCGGTGCGCCTCTTCAAACCAGCTGTATTTGTAACCCTGCGCCGATTGCATGGCGTCCGGGTTGCGGTTGGCGCCTTTATAGCGGGTGTTGGCGCCGTTGGGGGCAATCACCGTATTTTGTTGCAAATCCCACCCAGGCAGTTTCAGGCGGTCTTGCACGCTGGATTTAAACACCTTGTGAACGGAATCCGTCACACTGTCCTGAAATTCACGCAGGCAATAAATGTCACACCCTTGCGTGTCCATCAAAAATGTGAGCATGTCACCCACACCCAAAGACTTGCCGGACCCGCGCCCGCCAACGGCCACTTTGATGGGTTGGGGTTTGGTCAGGAAGGGCAATAATTTGTAGTTAACGTTCAGTTGGGCTTTCATTCGGTGGCATCGGTGGGCGGCATGTCGGGTTCGGTTTTGGGGATTTGCGCGGGCGTGATGGCCTGGACTATCCATTCCACTTTGCTTGTCGTGTCCACGTTGCCACTGTGTTTGGTTTCCGTGCGTTCACTGCGCCCATGGCACAATTTCAAAAACGTGGTGATGGCGGGCACGTTGTTGCCTTCCATTACAATGTCCAACAACTTGCTGGACGCAATTTCCACCCCGTTGGCCCGCCCTCGCTTGATCGCCGCATCCAGTTCCGGGTATTCGATTTTTTTATAGTGGAATGTCGTCAAACCAATGCCGATGGAATGGGCAATTTCATCATGGGTTAACCCCAGTTTGGCCAGGTAGGCCACCCGTTCAATGATTTCCGGCGTGGGTATCCAGGCCGGCCGCCCCACCGGTTTGCCATCCCGTGGCCGTTTAACGATTTTTTTGGGTGATTTTGGTGGTGTGGTTTCTGTCATAACCACCCCCGGCGGTACAAATCCCGGCCCCGGTTCAACACAAAATCCAACACGCGGGTGTCATTTTTTCGTTTGCGGAAGGTATCACGGGAGATTTTTAACTGGCGGGCAATGGCCCGATCCGGCAAACCAATTTTGGCCAGGTATTCAATTTGTTCCAGCTGTTCATCCGTTGGGGTCCATTTTTGGCGTGCCATCACTGTCATTCCATTGACCGTATTAATAGGGGTTTTCTATCAAAGTAGGCACTGAATGCGGGGGATGCAAGGCGCCCACACCCAACAAAAAACTAATATGCTTATTTTTTGGCCTTTTCGTTCACTTGTTGACCCGTTTGTATATACTTGAGCTATACACACAAAGGAGTCAAACCATGATTAAATTTAAAGAGATTGAAAACGGGACGCCCACAAACGGGACGCCCACCCCTGCTGATGTAGAAAAACTGAAAACAGAATGGTGCCGTGATCCTTGTTGGAATTTGCCCGAAACGGAAGGGTTTGAGCATTACCACAACGAATTGGTGCTTTTCCAAATGCACAAGGAAAAAGAATGGCAACAAAAACGGGATAAACGCCTGAAAAAAGGCCGCCAGCGATGGTTTGAATTGAATTTGAATGATTCATTTTGCCCGGAAAAACACATCACCATCACCCGTGTGCCCGGTGGCTGGGTGATGGAAAGCGGATTGCGTGACACCGTGGCCATGACATTCATTCCTTACAGTGACGAATTTAAGGGGGAATGATGACCACCCCCAAACGCCCTAAACAATCCCCCATCACCCCCGTGCGCATGGATGCGGAATTAAAAGAGCGGTGCCAGCTGGCGGCCGCTCATGATGGATTTGATTCCCTGTCGTCATGGATCAAGGTGCAATGCCAGCGCCGGATCAATGAATTGCATGACGACAAACGGTTTTTGATTAAGTTGGACGATTTACCCTACTAATGTGAGGTTGTTTTATGGAAATGCACCACCTGGTTATGCTGGCCATCATGGTCCCCATTTTGGTTATTCTGTATTTGCAGGATGCCAAAACAGACACGTCATTCACCCCCGGTGCCTGTTTACAAGATGTCGGCCGGTTTTTCTGGCTGTTGGTTCGGTTAATGTTGTTGGTGTCATCCCTGTTAACCCTGTCCGCGTTTTCTCTGGCGTGGCTGGTTGCGGTGTTTGATGGGTCCAGCGGCGCCGCCTTGAATGCCGCCACGGGCAGTGTGTTGGCCGCGTTGCTGGGTGCTTATGTATCACTGTGTGTTTACCACCACCGCTTTGTGTTTATTCAGGACAGTCCAGAAGAGAAAAAGCGCAAGGAGATAGAACGCATTGACCGCATGCCCATAAATCAAATCCAGATTGAGTTGGATAGATTGAAGCAATCCAGACTGCCTTAAAGTATGTCGTCACCATTTGCCTATAAACCCGCAAAAAGCGCCAATTTTCGGCACTGGTTGCGGGTTTATGCGTTACCCCTGTTGACTATTCTTTGATCTTTACCCCCTCCCGATTTTTATTTTATTGACGGGTTTCAAGTCGGTTTTATTGGTCGGATTTATTTTTGGTTATCCACAGTCAATCTCGGCATTCACCCCCCTGTCAGGTAATAAAACCCCCAAACGCACAATACGCAGTATTCGCATAATTGCCCTTTAGAAAGGTTTTTTGCGTATTGTGCGTATTGTGCGCATACAAGGCGGATATTTTTGGGGTGATGTGTGCAATGCCCACCATGGGGCGCACGGTGAGTGGTCCAGTCTCTAATCAGGCTGGGGATTTAATGCGGTTTTTCAGTCGATTCAGGCTGGTTTGCCAGTCGTCCTTTGGTGGTGGCCTTTGTTTCAATTGCCGTTCGGCCTGCGCAATGCTGGCCAATTCCCGCGCCTCCTGTTCCGCCTGTTGTTGTTGGCGCTTTTCCGCCCGTTCTTTTAAGCGGGTTTCCACGCCCAACAGAAACAGCAAACGCCGTCCCAGGCGCTTTTCACTGGTGCGGGCATAGTAACGATCCAGTGTTCTGGTGTAGCGCCGTTTAGACTCAATCAAACCCAAACGTAACAGGTTTTTGATGTGGGCGTAATAGGTGGCCCGGTGCATGCTCACCCCCAGGCGTTCCCGTATCCAGCGCCTTATGCTGTCATGGTCACGGTGGATTGGGCGGCCGTGGTGGTCACGGGCTTGCAACACTTCAAACGTTTTCTGGTCGGTGCATTGTATCCAGGCAAACAGCACCACCATGGCATGGCGGCAATGGTCAGCACGGCGGTTTTGAAACAGTTTTGTGAAATCGGTTAGAACACCGCGCTTTAATCGCACCCCCTCACCGATCAGACTGTAAAGCATCTTTTTAATGGCTTTGGGTGTGCGCTTGCGTATCCACGCATCATCCAGCAAAAATGCGGGAATTTGCGTGTTTTTTTGTAACGGCGGGCCACTGGGGACGGTGTCAACCGTTGTATTTTGAGGTGGAAGCGGTAGACTAGGTTTCACGACATGTCGTGTCCTTGTTCTTTTTGTTTTGATTCAATCGGAATGTGCGTCATGTTCGTTTTCAATGCCCTATCAGGGTGGGGTCACTTAAGAATTGCCGTTCAGGAAGTGTCCCGTTTAGTTAGTGTTTACTGTTTTGTGTTTTGAATGTTTCCGCATCCAAAACGTTGTCTGAATGGATGGACAATAAAACAGATTCCAATAAAAAACCCCGTTCAGGAATGGACGGGGTTTTTTTATGGGTGTTGGGTTTGGTCATAATATTGGCATCTTTTTTTAGTAGCGTTTAACGTTTGACCGATTTAACTAACAGCGGCCACGGTGTTGATAAAGCCTAAACGAATCGCATTCGGTTTGGCAATACTTTCTTTCTTCGCAGGTAAAACAGGGGCAATACT